CGGGTGGACTATTGCAGTACTAGGAAGCTTTTTAACCGCTCCAGTGACCACTTGACCGGCTGAGGTTCTGACCATTCTATCCAGTCCATAAAGTTTAGCTGTTTTTCTTAGTTGAGTTTTTAAATCAGGGTCAGCTACAGATTTGGCCTTGCCAGTATAATCAAAACGAGGAGAGCTTGAAGTACTGTGTCTAAAAGGGATAACCACATAACGCTTACCATCCTTACCAACCTTGGAGGCTTTGCCTCCCAGCCAGCCTGGTCTGACGCTCTTCATATCGAAAGGCCCCATCCCATATTCAAAATTATTTGGCATTCTGCCAACAAGAGCAATCTCATAGGCTATGCTCGAACCTGTTTTTAACATTTTGAAAGATTCAGCCTGTCGAAGGCCATTGATATAAATTTCTCTTGAGGAACCAAGTCTGTTTTGAGCTAATCGAATCCATTCTCCGCGAGCAGACGCCGCGAGATGACCAAGCTGTAAAACCAAGCCTTCTTTGAAGCCGTCACCGAAAGCATCAAGATTGACACCCATATCTTCGAGAGTCGCTCCTATGGAGAAACTACTCATGGCGTTCTCTCAATGTTAGAACCGCTGCCTTTTGAAAGGAAATCGAGCTTGATGATGGCTTGTTGTGGAAGTTGAACGGGAGTCTTTTTTGATTGTCTGAATGCTTTATAATAATAACGATTTTCATGGATTAACTCAACCACTCGAAAGGTTGGCAATACAGGATAAGTAAAAGAGTATAATTTCCCTGTGGCAGGACGATTAATCCCCAGCCATCTTATTTGATAGTCCGAAATTTTATAGTCAATGTTTAGCTCATAATTTATTCCGGCGCTATCGACTAGATAGTAGGGAGTGTCACAATCAGGAGCAGGATTATATCGTACTCTATCAGTGTCACCTATCCCTCTGTTAAGAAGTTGGTTGAATACAGAAGAGAAATCAATAATCTCAATCTTGTAAGCATAATAAAGACGGACACCTGCCCGTACAGTTATTTGGGCGTCTTTTACGTCCCACACACCTTGAACCTCAAAATTTTTGTCTAGTTTTATGCCCTGAACATACGCCCAATCTTCGATGGCCTTGCAACGAATATCAATCACTTCGTCACCAAAACAAAGAGGACAATCGAGCTTATGATTCGTATCATACAATCCTGTACGATTAGGACATAAAACAGCAGGAATTATTCTGACCATGATTCCTTGGTCTTCGATAAGATTGTTAAACTCTTCTGGCATTAAGTCGACACGACCAGGTTTAGCTACGCGTTTAGGATATGAATTTGTTGAGGCGTGTGTCATTGTTTCTACCCAATACTCATCTGCATACCGCAATAGTGCGATTTCATCGCGGACATACGTTCTTTTATTTCTTTATTGTATTGAAGGATACGAGCGCCATAACCGGCATTTGTGGCAGAAGCAGTAGTTGAAATTGATTGGCTTAAACCATCTAAGCCAATTGATTTGGAAGCGATACCAGCTCCAGCAATCAAATCACCGGCAATATTCAAAGGACCCATAGCTGCCTTCATACCTATTATTTCTTTCATACTCTGAGGGAATTCACCCTTTCTGAATCCAGCACGATATTTAATATGCCAAACGAAAGGAAGGTGTTGCATCCCTGAATAGAATAAAGGCAAGAAACTACCGCCTTGAGATAAAATAATCGAAGAGAAAGTTCCTTGTGTAGGGACAAGGTTCACATGGCCCGAGATTGATTCGCATCGATACCACGACGGGTCAAATTTTAAAACATTGGTCGCGAGTGGAAATTGAATCGACACTTCTTCAACCGTAGTGACTGGAAACCAATTTAATTTGAGAGCACCAAAGCTAACATAGTCGTTTATGTAATAGTCTTTGGTATCTTCGATGAGCTTATCACAAAGCATGATTCCAGGTAATTCAGTAGCAAGCCAATTCTGAGCTGCTCGGATATAGAACTCGAACATGGTTTCAGGATAAGGCTCACCATCATCACCTCTCATATCAATACCAAACAAGAACCAATCTTTTAGCTCTTGGACGGATATAAGCAGGTCATCATTTACGTTTGGGCGAATATTTAGAGCGTCTACCATAAGGCCCTCTGATAATTAACAATTAGAATAAGATACTCGTTTGGCAGCACCAGAAGCATAAAAAATATATTTCTTTCCAGCGATTATCACAATGACCTTGAACGAGCCGCTTTGCATAATGTCTGTTTGGGTATCAATCAAATCAACTTTGATTTGCCCAAGCTTTGCCTCAACAACAGAAACAACAGGAGTGGTTGTTAGATCGACAAGAATATTGGTTGGATTGGCAGGAATCTCAATTGAAACACCAGTGGCACCTGTAAGGTCTAAAGGATTTTTACAATCTTTTATTTTATCCCATATATTAAGCGTGATTCTTAAAGTTTTATGTTCGCCTGGGTAAAATTCAAAATATGGAACAAAACAACTCATGATTTGACTCCTATCGCCTCAATCTCTCCAATAATGTTTATAGCTTCGATTTCCATATCGGACGTAGTGAGAGCTTCAATGGAATTGCTGCTAATAGCTAAAGCCTCAATCGAATCGTCTGGCATAGGGCCTCCTAATAACAGAGGTCGATTGTACTTTTTCGCGTAGCTTCAAATTCAGCACAGCTTGAACCGTGGAACTGAAGCTGGAATTTCTCGGCCTCTTCTTGCGTTATGTTGAAATAAAATTTGGCCTTTCCAGGTCTCATTTTTTCAACTTTTTCAATCTTATGATTGCCACCTTCTTTTGTTTGAAGATAGGTGGCAAATAAATAATTAACTGTATGCCACATCATCCAAGCTCGACGATTTGTAGCGTTCCTGAAGTACCAATAACAGCGATTTGAGTTAGAGCATTACCCCAAGTTGAAATCACCATTACTTCTTTTGCGATTAACAGGACATCGGTTGTAAGTGCTGCCAAACCAATACTGTTGGAAATTGCGATATAGCAATCAACGGTAGCGACAATTCGATAAAATTTATCACGCTCAAGAGTAACAGTGGCACTTGCTGCTGTAATTGTTTGATTAACTGGAGCTTTATTTCTAAGTACTCCTGCTGTCTCGACTAGGGCAAACGGGTAAGCACCGGCCACGACTCGCTTTGCAAATCCAGCACGACTATGCTCGCGCTCATCTGGCATTCCAAAACCTTTTACAAAATCATTCATAATGACCTCTATTTATTTCTAGTAAAACGATTTTTTTTATTTTTTTTGACTTTAACTTCAGGCCCACTCTTTGGTGGAGAATCCGGACCCTCTGGGCAAGGAGGCAAATCCTCAAGACCAGTGACTTCCTCTTCTGTTTCTGTCTCTTCTGTTTCAGTCTCTTCTTCAGTCTCTTCTTCAGTCTCTTCTTCAGTCACAGGTTCTTTTACAATTTCTTTATTGGCTTCATCAGGATGAAGATGGAAGCCAGCTCTCAAAAGTAGTTCGGCTGTTTCTTCTGAGACTTCAAGTGAACAATCTTTGTCTGTTGTCAAAATTTTTCCACCAAGAGAAAAATTCATATTGGGAGCACCTTTACAAACTAACTTCATTTCAATCTCCTTAAAAAGAAGGGCCCCGAAGGGCCCTTCGTCAATCTTATTAGCTTAGAGCAGGAACCTTAAGACGGCCAATGTTCTTAACAATTATGAAGCCGCGAGGTCTGAAAACGATTGGAGTGTTGTAATACAACTGCATCCAACGAATAGAAGAAGCGACAGTGGCAAGAGGGAATTTCAACATAGGAGACAACTCTCTCAATGTTAAAACTGACTCATCCATCTGACCGATGTAGGCAACACCGGCTCCAGGAAGGAACTCATTACCATCAAGGTAATTTGTAGTAGCACCTGCAGAGGCAATACGTTTAACGAACATTTTGAAGCCGGTTAAACCATCTTCAAGACGTGAACGATAAACTTTATACCCTTGAGTTAAATCGTTACCACTCACGGCACCGCGAGTAATGACAATTTTCACTTCTTCATTGGAAGTCGTAACAACGGCGGTAGCGTTACCTGCTGTTGCTTGAGATTCACCAGATTTAGAAATGGCCGTTACGCTGTAGATATAAGAACCAAATTCAGCAGCTTTGAATCCGCGAGAAGTAGAAACTACCTGAGTAGTTACCACAGCAGAAGCAGGTGCTGTTGGCGCGAATGAGTTGTCAGCAGAAGCAGGAGCAGTTACGTCTCTACGTAAAAATACGTCTGGGCGTAAGCGCACAAGTCCACCACCAACTTTTATCTTATCAACAACGAATCCGACAGTCGCATCAGCGCTTCCCACTGGGATTTGGTATCTTCCTTTTGAGAAGAATGACTTGCTGAAGTCAGTGTGTTCGCTGTTACCCAAATAACAATCAGTTGGGTACATATAGTTGTCTTGAAGAATACGAGAAGCTTCTTCGAAACAAGCCTCAGACAAAATATCGCCACGAAGGTCGATAATGTGTTGAGTAGAAGGAGTGATGAGTCCGTCACCAGCAAGTGAGGAGTCAGCATATCCAGCAGTCAACTGAGTTTTCAATCCATCAAATTCCTGAGAAACGATAGCGCTATCACCATCAAAAAGTGATTCTTCCATTCTCTGAAGCATCCAACGAGCACCGTTCTTTGTTTCAAGAGCGACCACGTTTCCGTGTGCTGGACGAACAAGCAACATTGGGTGACTGATTTCGCGAGTAGTTCCCATGAACTTCACGAACGCAGCACGACGTTGGTAAGCTGAATCTTCAGTGCGAGGCAATCCGCCTTCTTCAATGAAGAATCCACCCTTTCCGCCGTACTTACTCAACACGTTGTATTCTTCAACAGTGTTGTAGGCCTTGGACTTTGGAATATCGTTATAAATAACGATGTTCTTTTCCAAGAAAGAAACGATTTTCAAAGTTGAATCAAGAGATTCTACTCTGAGCGCTCCACCATTAGACTGTGAGCTTGGGTCGCTCGCATATCCTGCGGTAAGAGCTTTGTTTAAGTCAGCAACGGTTTGGGCCGAGCTTGTCCCGAACCCGTCACCTTGACTTTCAAACTGCTTTGGGTCAATTACTGGTAACATAGTATCCTCCTATTAAAATTTGCCTTTGAGTTTGCCAATAAGTTCGGGACGAATGAACCCTGCACTCTCAAAATTAATTACATCCATGTCCTGTGCTTCACCTTTCATTACCAAATCACACAAGGCATTTGATAGTTGAGACTTGGCAACCATTGGGTCACCTGAAAGACCCTTGAAAACTTGTTCAGTTTCCTTCTCAGTCTCAAGACCTGACTTGAACAGACGTTCAGGAGCAGCTGCTTCAGACTTTTGAACAGCGTCAGACCTTTGGGCCTTGGCTGCAGGGGAATTTTCAATGATTCCAATTTTTTCACAAACTGCTTTCAGAACGATACCAATCTTCGCTTGAGATTTTGCAAGACCTTCAACAAGTTCACAAATCCCGTCATAACGAGACTCTTGAACCTTGTCGCTCTTTGCAATAAATCCTGCGAGCTTTGTCAAACCATCAACATTGTGGTCTACCAAAGACTTTAAAAAATCAGACACTTCAATCTTAGTCTGAACTTCTTCCGGCACTTCAGCGAATGATTTCTTCGCTTTCTTTTCAAAGGCATCCTCTTTTTTGTCTTCTAGAGAATCCTCATCTTCTTCTTCGCCTTCTCCCTTCGCACAAGACTTTCCTTTAGCTGCATCAGACATTTTGTCTTTGGCAGGGTTTCCAAGGTCACCACCTTCTGGCTGGTCTAAATCTTGTTCAGAAGCTTTTTTTACGGTTTCGCCGTCAAAGCCTTCTTGAAGAGAGTCAAGGGCTTTCATGACATCTTCAGGTGTAACTTTTGATTTGCTCATGTTCCTCTCCTCTGGTTAAATTTTTAAATCAATCGTTGCTAAAACTGCTTTAGTGCCTGCGACATCCAAAGCTGTGAACAAACTGTTGCCATCAGTAGCGGTTTCAACGGCAGCAAGCAGTACATTCACTTTTGCAATTAATTCATCTTGCTTAGTGAGCATAGCTCGAACCATTGATTCTGGAGCATCGTATACGACGTGCTTCATTTCCTCTGCTGAAAGGCGAGCTAATTCTTTACTCATACCTTCCTCCTGTTAAAAATATCCTTTACAAAGATAGCGGCTGTATCTTCATCAAAGTCTGTTCGGTGAGATAGCACAATGTCCATGGCCTTAACCATGTCATCAAAATCAATTGCTCTCATAAGAGCGGCTATCTTTTTCTTCTTTTTTTCTTCATCATACGCAACTTTTTTGACGTCTGAATCGAGTGACTCTCCTCTCATTGCTCCACCACCGGTCTGAGTAGCTGGAGAAGCACCATATCCAGCCATCATAGATTTGATTGCCATGTCTGGGTCGGAAAATGACTTATCAAAAACTTCCCATGAACAATCGGTATTGACTGGGCAGTTTGTGATTGCAACATTTCTGATTTTTGCTTTTTCAATAGTTTTATCAGCACGACGAATAACCTTACCCTCAACTGAGAATCCTAGTTTCCTGTCAGGAACGCCTTCAAGGGCCTTGGCAAGCTCCCAAATAGCGTCTGAACGCTTGGTACCCTTAAGGATATATCCTTCACAGGTCCAGCCTGGAGCACTGACACCTTTTTCAACCAATGAAGAGTGGTATTTTACTGTCTCGGGATAGCCTACGATTGCGGAAGTATCTTGAGAGTGATTGTCGTTGAAATGACCATGAGATAAAAATTCGTCGAACTCAAGACCTTTAGAAATAAGAATTTCACCCTGTCGATCTTTACGTTGGGTGGTCATGATGCCTTTTATTTTTCTTGAATTATGAGGTTCGTTTTGTGAGTCAGACTTTGAAACAACTTCAGAAAAAGCTATTTCTGGTAGCCAAATCTTGAAATCGTTTTCTCTAATATAAAAATCGCTTTTAGGCATCATTACTCAAGTCCTCGAAAGTGTTTTTAATACTTCCAACACTCCGTCAAACTTGAGTCTTTATTTGGTCAGTGTCATCATGATACACCGAGTAGTTTCTAAACACAACTATTTTTTATCAGTATTAATTTCGTATGTGAAAGCTGCTTTAATTGACTTCATTACTTCTGGGTCTATTTCGACCTCTCGATTGCATGACTTACAAACAGCAAACATACCCTTTTTATTCCATAGGATAAGCTTGGCCCTCAGTTTGGCTTCATTATTTTGGCTTTTGATAATGGAGCCCTTGCAATGAGGGCAGTCTATGTTGTGATTCAATGTTTTCCCTTCTTTGCTTGAATCTGTTTAATCAATTGGGCCTTTCTGATGCTTTCCTTATCGGAATAATCAACAGCGGCTTTGTTAATGTCAATAACCAATTCCCAAGACTTCTTTGTTTTCTTAGACAATTCTGCATCGATAAAAGGTGAAAGAGCAATAGGGTCGACAATCTTGTGTTGTATAATTTTCTTTAAAGTAGCATCACTTAAATCATGTTGGTCAAATTTTTCGGCCTTGAAGATGTCAGCATGAGAAAGTCCCACCTCAGAAAGTTTGCCCGAAGGAATGTCCGTAAGACCTTGAGCACCTCCTCTCATCTGGACATATTTTCTAAGAGCAGCGACAGCGATACCTTCGTGCTGAGTGGCTTGAGCGCCAAGATCTGGTGTTTGGTCTTGTTTGAATCGCACGTCTCTAGCCTGATAAGCTGAATCTGGAGCGAGTGAAGGCTCGGATTCTACCTTTTTCATTATGTAGTTCCACGCTGGCATCATGTGAATAGGCATCCATGCTGGTGGATATTTTGGCTTACCATCTCTGCCCTTATGAGTAGCATCATATACTTCTTTAGGCATTGAGAGCCTTGTTGAACCGGCCCATGACGGCTTCGCACCACCATGCTCGGTCCATGACTTCACATCACCGAAAGTTGGGAACGGCGGTGGTGAGTTAGGGTGTGACTGAACCCATGAGTCTTTTAAATGGGGTTTCATTCTTGCAAATTGCTTTCGCCCATACCCTCGTTTCATCCTTTCAATTTCTGGATTGATTGGAGTGTTTGGCATAATCTCTTCTGAGAGTGACATATAGGTTGATTTGCCAAAATTTTCTTCAAGAGCGTCAAATTGATGGCGCTTTCCAGTCAATTCTTTATAAGTGGCGGTCAAATTTTCTTTAGTGAGCGGTGTGCCTGCGGCA